CCTGTTTCCAATACTCGAGCCTATCAACAGTTTGGTAACTCTGTCGCTATTCCAGCCATTGCTCATGTCGCTCGTTGTATGCTAGAGGTTATGCCCAATCAACATCCGTTCACACTTCCTGTGACACAAGGTCAATCTCATGTCGCCACTGTGTGAACAAGCCATTCAAATTAGCCGATATTATGGTGTAGCCCTGCTAAAGGTGATTTCTGCTAATGATTTAGGACTCACTGGTGGGCATCAAAAAGGCTTCTACCTCCCCAAAGAAGTATGGCCATATTTCACCACTCAAGCCCCCCAGAATGGCATTAACCATAATCACCCTATCCAAATTAACTGGTACTTTGGCATAACCACACAATCAACTGTAAAATGGTATGGACAAGGCACTCGAAGTGAATACCGCATTACAGGTTTTAATCACATTCGACACTTCCCAGCATTACAACCAGATAAGCTTGGCTCCGTCTTGATCCTCATTCCAGAAACGCTCCATCAATTCCACGCCTTTATTTTAGAAACAGATAAAGATATTGAGGATTTTCAAGCTTTTTTAGGGGTTGAGTTAATTAACCGCTGGGTTCTTTATACTGCTCAAAATGAGAACATTCATGAAGAAAGGTGCCTACAACAACGGTTTGAAGCTTTTGCCGCTCCTTTGTGGGACTTCCCACCTACACTCGATTTTGCTCGTGCAACCCAACAAACCTTACTTGAGTGCATGCAAAACTTTATCAATCACCCGACCGATGAGCAGTTAGAGCAGCTGGTGAAAGCAGAATATGCACTCTTTAAAACCGTTGAACACAAAATTTATGACCCACGCCTACAACAACGCTTCTTCTCTTTAGAAGATTTTTTGAGCATGGCACAAACCGTCTTACAACGCAGAAAATCAAGAGCGGGAAAGTCATTAGAACACCATGTAGCTTTTCTATTGCTTCAAGCACAGATTCCTTTTGAAAACCAAGCACAAGTAGATGGCACCAAACCTGATATTCTTATCCCTCATGCTCAGGCCTATAACGACCCCAGCTATCCACAAGACAAGCTCTTTATGCTGGGTGTTAAAACTACCTGTAAAGATCGATGGAGACAGGTCACCCGAGAAGCCCCTAGAATCACCCATAAACACCTACTTACGCTCCAAGAAGGCATTTCTGCTAATCAACTCAAAGAAATCGCTCAAGCCAACATCACACTGGTTGTACCTCAAAAAAGACATAAAGAATATCCGACAGAGTTTAGGCCACAACTATTAGATATTGAAAATTTTATTGCCCTGATTAAACAAGCTCTACATTCATAACAGTATTTTCAATATCCCATAAACCCGCACCGCCCAAAACATGACATTTGCTCGCCAAGGGGCAATGCCTAGCTTTGTGAGGCAGGCTTTAAAGGCAAAGTCTGCGGTTTTTCGGTCTTGTGGGTTTTGGGTTAAAAGGTAGTCGTGAACCAGCGTGGCTTTTAGGTATTTGCCAATCGGCGGGAACAGTGGCCATAAAAGACGGGGCACGGTGGCCCCATCTGAGATAAACCCCGCTGGCACTTCAAAGCCTGCACATTGCACAGGCTTTAAGAGCCGGTAGCAGGGTTTCTGCCACCAGTGCTGCGGCAGCAGAATTTGAACAGTGACGCTTGCCATTTTAGATAAAAAATTTATTACGTTCAGTGGCAAACCAGGTCGCGAAAGCAGGAAAGTCGAGCGCCGAGATAGGCAATGATTGTCCATTACTAAACTTGATAACTGTTTTTGCTAGGCCTAACTGAAAAGCCGCTTGAACTTGCAGCAAGCCCAGTGCATCATCCGCTGTAAAGGGTACAGTTACGCCTGTTGACGCATATTTTAAGCCCGCAAGTTTAGCTCGTTTTTTATCGGCTTTAGCTTGTGCTTGTGCCATTTCCTTCTTGTAAATCGCTGTTGCAGTATCTACGTCGCTTTGTGCGACAATTTCTCGTGTGCTAATATAAATGTAATTAGCTTCGTGCATACCTACGCTTTGCCCTGTTTGTTCGGCCAAAATATCTACCATTGCTCTTGATATTGCTTGCATAAATCTCTCCTTAAATTTGAGATGTTTTTAATCAAATTATGGCTGTTTGCAGTCTTTAAATGACTGTGCCAGCTTGTTAAAAAATTCTGTAATTTTTCAGTTTCGCCGTACTTTGTGTATCGCTTAATTTTTCGCCGAGCTCTTGTAAGGCTGTCTTTTCTGATTAGCTTGTAGTCCTTGTGAATTCTGTAGCCGACAAACGTAATTAGATTGTCTGCATCGTCAATACTCCATTTGCTAAACTTTAGTTTCATGAATATGCCAATAAACTTCTTTATCTTTCTTTGCACTTTTAGAATTTCGGCCTTGCTTTGCATTAAGATTATTGAATCGTCCATATATCGAAAATAGTGTTTTATTCTCAATTTGGTTTTAACGAATCGATCAAAAACATGACCATACACGTTCGCTAAAAATTGGCTGGTTAAATTTCCGATTGGAATGCCTATTTCATCTGTACCCATAAACTGTTTTAGTAGTGAAATTAGTCTGTCATCCGCTATTTTTCTCTTTAATTCTTTTATTAGTATTCTTTTATCTATTGAGTGAAAATATTTGCTAAAATCCATTTTTAAATAATAGACCTTGCCCTGTTTTGACAGCCTTCTAATGCTTGCCTGCAAGTCTTTAACTGCTTTATGCGTGCCTTTATTCTTCCTACATGCGTAAGAAGCGTTGTAGTAAACTTTTTCAAAAATAGGGTCTAGTACATTATTTATGGCATGTTGCAGCACTCTGTCTCGAAACGGCAGTGATTCAATTGTTCTTAGTTTGGGTTCGTAAATTTTAAACTCGCTATATTTTCCAATCTTGTATGTCCCCTCAATCAGTTGCTGTTGCAAAATATGCAAGTTTGCCTCAAGGTTTTCCTTAAAAATTAAGTGTGAAATTTTATATCTATTTCCGCCTATCACTGTTTTTTCGTAAGCCAGTCGCAGGTTTTCGATACTGTGTATTTTTTCGTAAAGATGTTTGTGCTTTTTACCCATCACCTTTCCTTTAATTAAATGCTGTTTTGCGATTTTAATTTCTTTACTCTCGCTTTTACAGACCTCGTAATGTATTTGCCGTAGCAGGGTAAGCGAGCTGACCAAGGGTCAATCTAAAAATGCCGTGGCAGATTTAAGAATATTTTGCTCACTGGCGAAACGACAACCGATGTTCCAGTTCGAGTTCCAGACGTAGTTGTTCCAGTTCGAGGAACGTGATCCGGCATTCGCACCGTTGTCACGATTGGCGCCGCTGTCTCGCTTCCCCTTTTGCCCAAGCCCCTAACATTTTCCCAACTTCGGCAATTAATATGCTTGCGGTCTGGTGTTGGTGAGGGCTTATTTCTTTAGCTTTATAGCTTGCCAAAAACCTCATGTAAAATCTAATTTTTGCAAGGCAGGCATCTGCTTCATAAAGTCTGCTTTTTTGCCCGCTTTTTAATGCCTTATAAAATAGCTCTGGTGGTTCAAACAGGCTGCTCAAAAGCAAGGTCTTTAATGCGCCATGCTTTCTTGAGATGCCTTGTGCAATAGGGTAAATGTAGTTCAAAAAAGTCTCGTATTTTTCTAAAATAACCAAGCCTTTTTCATTTAAACCCCTTCGTTCGCTTTCGCTCACTGGTCAGGCGCCAGGTGGTCACTGGCGAAACGACAACCGATGTCCCAGTTCGAGCTCCAGACGTAGTCGACCCAGAGCGAGGAACGTGATCCGGCATTCGCACCGTCGACACGACTGGCGCCGAGAAGTACGCCTGTAATATGGTTATTATGAAGGGCGTAAATGTTCCCGCGGCTGTCGGTTAAGCCAGTTCTCCATGCCCACGCAGTTGAATTCTCGCTGCGATTTCCGCCAACATCAGCACCCCAGATCCACTGAACACCGGTTGCCTGCTCAATGCCGAACTTTGATGTTAGGTTCGCGTAATGCTCAATTGCGCCAGCAACGACTTCATAACCATTGTTTAGCGCTGATTGTTGCTCTGATACGCCGTAGGCAATGGTAGGAAATTCTGCGTACGATATTAATTCTTTACTGTGAGATTTTGCAATTTCACAAGCTTGAAACCATGTAAATTTTCCGTAGTTTATCGTGCCGTCTCCACCAAACATGATCGGTATTTTCGGAATAGCACGGCCGTTTGTAATTGTACCGGCGGCAATGATTCCGCTAGACTTGCTAGTGCCATTTGCGATATGCTCGCTGTTAAGCGGATAAATGTCGTACCATCTGCCGCCAATGTGTGCCATTCCTTCCGGGTTTGCAATGGGTCGAAAGTTAGTGTCCCAGAAACTGTACTCGTTAATTCCTCGAATTTTAATCATGTCGGCTTCGGTTTTATTACCGGTCGGCGATTCAGATTCGGCGGTTAGTCCATAATGAAACCCCCCAAGCTTACTATCTGCTGTGATTGATTTGTCTGCGCTTAAATAGTAAGCGCCAACTGCTTGCTTGTACACGTAGTAGTCTGTGCCAGGTGCTTTAATAGAGCCGACTAGGTCAGTATTTAAGTCTAATGTTGTCGAGCCAATAATGATGCTTGACGGCGAAATCTTTCTAAAAATAGGCTTCCCGCTAGCAGTTAGTTGAGAAATAGCGTTGGCTAAAGTAGAGTCGATTTGCAGTGATGCTTTGATTGAGTGCTTGTTCTAAACTCATCTAAATAACTCCTTTATTCATTAGGTCGAACTTTAATTTCAGGTGGTTTGCAGCATTTGTAGCAATGGCGGTATTGATATTAGCAAAGGTTTCTGCGTAATAGAGGCTTAAGTCGCCCGTGGTATTAACGGTCACCGAGCCTTGAGGAAGCGCATCCAGCACCAAGTCAAAAGCTTGCACCACTGTATTTGCGGTGGTTTTATAAAAAATAGCATTGGTTGGATGACTTGTCACTGCAAATAAGGTACCGTCTGCAAGAAAAAAACCGAGTTCTCGACAGGTGTACTCACCCTGCTTAAATTCTGAGGTTAAATGAATTTGGGTGGCGCTTACATTATTACCACCTGAGACCATGACCCTATCCACCTCTGCACTTAAAGCTGTGCGAGTGCGATCAGCACTATACCCTGCTGTGCCTGCGGCGATATGGGTAATTTGTAGCTGTACCCCGCTTGCTGCCGCTGAGATGGCTTTATCTAATCCCGTTTGTGTAATCACGGCTTGGAATGCCATATCTTCTGTCGATGCACTTCAATGGGCTTGCTGCCCGTGGTGGTTAAAAACAGCGAGCCGCTTAAAGGATAACTGTTATCATTTTTAATGCTCGTACGCTGCACGGTGGTGATGTTTGCCACTGCAGTCAACGATAAAGCATTTTTCACCCAAACTCCCACTTTAAAATTAATATGGGTGCGCGCATTTTTTGCAGAGTTCACCACGCGCCACAATTTTGCTTGCAAAGCAGGCGTGAGCAGCGTATCACCATTTTTATCAAGATTATCTGCTGCATAGGCCACCAATGTTGCTGTATAGGGCTGACCGCCGTTTTCGAACCATTCCGCTAAATCAATGCTGGTATTAAGGCTGTCTAAAGCCGTTTTAATGGCATACACCGTACCTTTATATTGATGGACTTCTATGGCTGTTTTACAGACTTGGCGCTTTGCATCAGCCGGCCAACTATCGTCCCATTCTTCAACTGCAAGTCCCCAAGCAAGCACCCCGAGCAGGTGCTCAGGGCAGGTGCTAGGATTCCAAATGCACTCAAGTACATTGGGCACTGCACGGCTTACTGTTTTCTCTAGTGCCGTCTCTAAAGGGGTGCTGTTATTGGGCAAGATGCTCTGAAACTCACTCATTCGCCTACTCCACCATAAGTTAAAGTGATTTTGGTGCAGAAAGCAGCTTGTTCATCACTAATGACCATATCTACAAATCCGCCTAAATCTACTTTTTGCGCACCTTCTACATGCAGAGCGGCATATAAACCACTCGCAGTAATGTCTAAACCTATACGGTGCTGCTGTTGTACATAAGCCGAGGCTTGTTTGTTCGCCACAGAAAGTACCCAATCACTGCTGGCACCTTTATAAGTTTTGATGGTAGCATTGATTTCAAAGGGCACAAT